CAATTAGAAAAGACATACGATAAACGATATGTAGCTGACTTAGATTTCCCAACATTCTGTTATTTAGCTAGGGAGATACTATGAGATGGCAATGCGACTTCTCGACTTATTCTCTGGTATTGGTGGTTTTAGTTATGCAGCCGAAACTCTTATTGGTGGTTATGAAACAGTTGCTTTTTGCGAGATGGATGAGTTCTGTCAAAAGGTTCTTAAAAAGCATTGGCCACAAGTTCCAATCTATGACGATGTTAGGACATTAGATGCAGCTAGACTTGGAAGAATTGATATCTGCACATTCGGATTCCCCTGCCAACCAGTTAGCCAAGCAGGAGTCCAAAAGGGCGAGTCAGATGACAGGTGGCTCTGGGATGAAATTATTAGAATATTACAAGTTAGCAAACCAAAATGGATCATTGCTGAAAATGTTGTCGGTCTTATTACCATCGAAAACGGCTTACTCATCGAAAATTGTATCTCTAGTCTGGAAGCTGAAGGTTACGAAGTACAATCGGTTGTTATTCCTGCTTGTTCCAAAAACGCACCTCACAGAAGATCAAGAATTTGGCTCATCGGACAGCTTACTACCAACACCAACAGCAATGGACACGAAAGAGGATGGTCTGAAACACGCAACCAAAATACTACAAGGCAAAACACACAGGGCGAGTGGTCAGCCAATACAAAAGACATTGAGCGACAAGGTAATGATGAATTTGATTTTGGAGAACCCAGAGTTGATGGAGATTTATCAGGATCATCAGATAGAGGAACGACCATATCTGCCGACACAACAGGAGTTTGTGGATTATCTAAGGATGCAGACAACAATCAAGGAACTAGCAGCCAACACAAATATCAAGAGGACAACGATAGAACATTGGTTTCGCAAGGACAAAAAGGGCTTCAGTTATCCGAGCATAGAGGATTGGCAGCAGATCAAACCATTGCTGAAAACAATACAATTCGATCAGGAGATGACAACAATTCAATCGAAAGAATGGAAAACAAAAAATCAAATGTTACCGACTCCGAAAGCAAGGGATTGGCACACTCCAATGAACGAGAAATATGTATCTCCAAACAGTCAGGGATGGACAGTAACGAGAAAGGGAACAGGAGTAAAGTTCGGAGCAAACCTACCAGACGTAATAAATTATCAACAGAAAATGTTACCAACACCGACAACGAGAGATTACAAGGACACGGGGAACATAGGCAGTTGGAACGAGAACAGAGAGAGAAACAGTTTGCCAAGAACAGTTTACAAAACGAACACAGAACAAATCGGAAATTTGAACAGCGAATGGGTGACATGGCTGATGGGATATCCACAGGGTTACTTAGACATTTCGACAGAGAACCAGACCATATTCCAAGAGTTACAAAAGGAGAAAAAGATCGTTCCAAAAAGTTAAAGGCTTTAGGCAATAGCATAGTGCCACAGGTGGCAGCAGAGATATTATTAGCGATAAGGGTAAGTGAAGAAAGTGTATAAGCAATCAAGACGTAGAAGTGCAACAGAAGCTATTATGAATGTCATTATAGGATATATGGTGGCTGTATTTGCTAATCTGATTGTCTTACCTATGTTTGGTTACAATGTAACTTTGTCTGATGGTGCAGCCATAGGGTTAGCATTTACTATTATCAGCTTAATTAGGTCTTATGTGATTAGAAGGGTGTTTAATTACTATGACTAACATTCTGATTGATAATGGATTGTCTACTGACGAACAAGCTGAAATGGATGAAAAATACGAAACTTTAATGACTGAAGTAAAAAAAGTTGATTTCAAATTATATAAAAAATTAAGAGATGATGAATTAGCAGGATTTATTGCAGATAAAGAATTTGTTGTTGTCGAAGATAATCAATTAGAGATGTTTTAATATGACTGAACAGTTTATTAACAAATCAACCTTGAAAGATAATTATAGTGTTATCCCTAACAATATGCTCAATGATGAAGGGCTTGATAGTGATTGCCTGGCAGTAATGGTTTATCTGTTGTCCAAGCCAAGTAACTGGATAGTTAAGCCTACGAATATACAATATAGATTTAAGTTTGGCAGAGATAAAACTTACAGGGTCATAAACCAATTAGTTAAAAAGAAATATATTGTCAGAGAAGAACACCGAACAGAGGGTAAGTACTCTAGTTTTAGCTACTACGTTTATGATTCACCATTTCCTTGTTTATCGGATACGGCTGAGCCGTATACGGCAAATCAGTACACTACTAAGTATAGATATATACTAAGTAAAGAAAAGAAACAAAAGGCAGAGCAGCCAAAAACTGCTCCAACAGATATAAATGAATGGCAATATTATAAAAATGTTCTAGCAGGTTATACCACTTATAAAGATGGAGAAGATATAGTTGGTCAGTTATTTGTTATGGCTGTCAAAGCAGGGTATAAGGTTAAGGAAGAAAAAGACAGGCTAGTGCTTAATGTATTGGCTAGAGGTTTGCAACAAGCACCTAAAGGCAATGTTCGTGCTTATCTATTTCAGATATTTAAAAATATAACTACAGAAAACAAAGTAGCAGCACAAGTTGATCCTGTTCGTAGTCGTTGGGAAGCTAGAGCAAAGTCTTATGATTATGGCAAGAATAGTTGGATATTTAAAAACTGTCCACCACCAGATGATCCAGACTTTAGACAACATTGTCCATCACAATACCTACATTTATTTGGAGTAACATAATGGCTGAATATTCTGCTGTAGACTTAGCTGATAGGTTCGAGGAAATGGTTGATGTTCTTAACAGGATGCCACCTGTTCAAAGAAAGCAGAAGATGGTGCATTGGCCAGATTATCCTAACGATCCTAACCAGGCTTATGGATATAATGATTATACAATATCAAGACCTAAACCAAGTGGTGAACAAATAGATAGATGCGATCAGGCTCTACTGTGGTTGTTGTATCTAGATAAGCCACAGAAAGAATTAATATGGGCTAGAGCAAGTAAGTTCTCATGGAGAAAGATAGCTATGTTTTTAGGATGTAATAAAGATACAGCTAAACTCAAGTGGACAGTCATATTGATGGAGTTAATAGAGAAGTTAAAAGATGAATAAAAAAATATTTTTTGTGACCACTAGACAAGTCAGACAAAATATGGGTATGTTTTTTATATACTGCATATCCTATTGTTTAAATGTTCTTTTTCCTAACCAACATCGCAAAACTTTAAGGTAAGCAGTATTTTATTATGAGAAACAATCAATCAAAGCCTGGCATAGATTGGTATGAGATAGAAAGCAGAGTCAAAGGTGGCGAGTCTTTATTATCCATTTCTAAAGATTACGACATATCAAGAGAAGCTATTAGAAAGAGATCACTAAAGGAAGGGTGGCTAGAAACTAATAAGAATATACGACTTGCAAGACAGGTTGTTGCAGTTGCAACTAAGGAGAAAGTTGCTGTAACCAAAAAGGAAAAGTTGCAACCTGTAATTCAACACAAGCAAATGTTTAAGAAAGATACACCAGAGATTAGAGATGCAATCTTGGTTCTGTTAAGTGACGGCAATCCTAGAAAGATAGCAGCAGAAGCTAATGGAATTAGTCAGATGTCGTTTAATCGTTGGATGGAAGCAGATGGACAGTTTGCTGATAATGTACGCAAAGCAGAAAGCACGGCTATCGTTTCCAGGTTGCAGAATATTGCAAAAGCAGGAAAAAGAGGTGATTGGAAAGCTGATAGTTGGTATTTAGAACGTACTCAACGTGAGATATTTGGTAATAATGATAATAAAAACAATGCGTTAGCAGTACAGATAAATATACACAGAGACAATGCAGCAGAGGTTATAGATGTTAGTACGACAGGTGCTAAACCTGTTACACTAGACGATTAAACTGTTGGTCAGCAACGATTACAGAAATACAACAAGACACCTACAAGACAAATAGCCCCTATGCCAAGCCCCACAGCCTAGCTTTTTGCGAAGGCGAAAACGATATACAAACACGCACCCACGCACCAAAAAAATAAAAAACTCAGGTTGCAGTCTGGTTGTCGTAAACCATAGGTAACCAAATGGAAATGCAGAGTAAATTTGCCAGAAACATGATGGCACAGAAGTTAATGTCCGAGAACAAGGACAATCCATTTAACTCTAGGTTCTTTCAGCCAAGTGATGCGTTGCCACCTACAGGGCAGGATAGGAGAAGCATTAAGGGATTAGGATATTTTCTACCAGTAAGTGTTCCTAAATATAGTCGAGAAGATGGCAAGGCTGATTTAAGTGATGCTAGGTTTGATACACCACAGATATTAAAAGATGCTTATAGTGGCATAATGAAGTTTGGCAAGTTAGGTAAAGGTGAACTTACACCACAAGAGATTTATAATCTTGCCTTTGATACATCTATGAATGTTGCAGGAGGTGGGTTCTTAGGGTCTAAAATAATTCCAAATGCTGTTCCTCCTGGCAGTATTGGTGTTTTTGCAGGTAAGAGTGCCACTAATTTTCCTGCTAAGTCGCTTTTAAAAGAAACAGATGATAGTAAGTTTTTGCAGCTAAATAATGAATTACAAGTTGTAAAAAATGAACTTACAAAAGGTCGTATGACTTTAGGCGATGAAGCCACAGACAATTTACAGATAAGAAAAAAACAACTTATTGATGAATTAGACAATGAAGCACTTAGACTGACTGCAAACAGGCAAAATCTAACTGGTGATTTAGATAAATTTATGCAAAAACAAGATTACAGAACTGGTTTAGCAAATCCTGTTAGTAGATTTAAAGCAAGTGAAAGAGAATTTGGAACAGGGTTATTTCAGTTACCAGATGGTCAATATAGATTTGAGATAGACGATACAGTTGCTACAATGAAAAACTTGGATAATGTTTTTGTTAATCAAGGTGAATTTACTGAAATTGTTGCTAATGTAGCAGGTGCTAAAAACATACAATTAGATGCAATGGGTTCTTTAAAAACATTTTTTGCATCTGAAAATGCAGTAAATTTATCTGACATTATGAATCATAAAGAGTTGTTTGATAATTACCCACAGCTTAAAAATATAAAAGTTGCTTTTTATAATGATCCAGGTTCTTCAACTTATGGTGCATTTTACAGCCAAAAGGATTTTGGGTTTGATGGTATTAATATAAATGTTGGCTTTGGCAAGTCTAGGCTTGGAGATAATATAAACGTTGATACTCCAGAAAATAAAGAAAAGATTTTAGATGTTTTAGTGCATGAGATACAGCATAAAATACAAGACATAGAAAACTTTTCTCTAGGTTCTAATTTAAAAGAAGCAGGAATTAGGTTAGTTGATTTTAAATATAGATTAGAAAAAGACAAATATAATGCTTACCCAGAGTTTAAACAATTTGACAATTATCAAAAGGAATTAGAGCCTTTATACAAAGCAAGTTACATAAAACAATTAGATGAAAAAGTTGCTCAAGGTGAGGGTTACCAACCAAGACGTTTATTTAATCAATCTAATTGGTATAAGTTCGGTGATGAAATAAGACAAGAATTGTTTAAAGAACTAGGTTACACCTATCCGAAAGCTAAAAGCCCAAAAAGAGATGCTTGGATGAAAGCAGCTTTTGCAAAGTTAAGAGATAAATCATTGAAAGATATGAGAATAGAACTTTACAGGGGTGAAGGTGGAAATGTAGATGACATTTTGGACAAAAACTTATCATTGAAAGAAATAAAATCACAAATAGGTAAGTTACAAAGAAAACAGGACAAAAATTTTAAAGGTTATTTAGAATATACTACAACAAACAAAAAACTTAATGCCATACGAGAATTTGAAAGAAGGGGGCATGGTTTTGGTGAAAGTGATGCCTTTGACAAATATCAAGTAATTTTAGGTGAAGCTGAAGCTAGAGCCGTACAAGCTAGGCGAGGTAAAACTAAAGGCGAAAAGTCTACTGATTATGTAGATTTTGAAAAAACGTATTTTCCATTCGACCAATTTAACAAAGGTAAAATGGTAAGACCACCATCATATTTTAATTTAGAATTAGATGATCTGGTTACTTAATGGCAAAAAAGCTAATAAAACTAGATTACACTCCACAGCCTAAACAGGAGTTATTACACAAGTGCAAAGCCAAGCAGATATTATTTGGTGGAGCAGCAGGTGGTGGTAAGAGCCATAGTGGTCGTTGGGATATAATAGGTTTCTGTTTAGAGAATCCTGGTTTAAATGCTTTTATATTTCGTAGGTCTTTGCCTGAGTT